ATGGCAATATTTCCACGCCATTTGCGACAAATCTGCGACAAAATGAAGTTACCGACACCGCGTAAAAGAGGTGAGACATACACAATAACAGTTTCTCATCAAGGAAAACGCTATTATTGCACCCGTGATACTGCAAAAGAATGTGAACAATGGGCTGCTCTCAAACTGCTAGAGTTAAAGGCTCAGAAAAAAATTGAAAGTGGTGAAGAAAAACCAAAATTTCTATTCCGTGATTTGAATAATAAATATTATCAGGAAGTAGGAGTGCTAAATCCGTCCAAATCATCAAGAGCATGGATTAAAGGGCAGCATAAAAATTTTGAAGTGAAATTTGGGGCATTAGCTCAAAAATCAATTTATGACATTACACCAAAAGATTTAACTAATTGGCGAAATAAACGGTTATCTGAAGTAAGTGAAAATACAGTATTAAAAGAAATATCACACTACAGTGCGATGTTTACATTCGCGCAAAAAGAACTATTTTTGATTGATGAAAACCCTTGGATGCAAATGACAAAACCCAAAAAGCCTAAAGCTCGGGACCGTCGCATACATCCTTCAGAAATAGATTTAATGCTAAAGGCTTTAGATTATGAAAGGGGCAGTGTTCCAGTGTTGCCACAGCACTATGTTGCTTGGGGTTTTTTATTCGCCATAGAGACTGCATTACGTCGTGGTGAATTGTTGGCAATGGCAAAGAAAGATATTTATGACGGCTATGTCCACCTACCGAAAACTAAGAATGGAGATTCAAGAAACGTACCGCTATCTGAAGAGGCAAAAGAATTATTAAAATTAATTCAGCACACTGGACGCAATATTATCCCTCAGTCTGAAAATGCATTTAGATTAATGTGGGAAAAAAGAAAAGCGAGTATTGGTCTTAATAATCTTCATTTTCATGATACTCGTCATGAAGCTATTACACGTATGGTTAGAGTCAGAAAGCTACCTGTTGAGGTATTAGCCAAAATTACAGGTCATAAGAAAATTGATGTCTTGGTAAATACTTACTATAACCCTGATGCAACCGATCTGATTGAAGCATTTAATCGATAAAACTAAGCCCGCATAAAGCGGGCATATAATTAATTTTTTCTTTTAGGTCCACGTCGGACCTTTTGATTTTTTAATATCGCATCGGCTGCGTCTGGATCGTACATATGTTTGCCGTTGGTGCCTTGGTTAATTGAAATGCATTTAGTGCGTATGGTTTCATCTGAAAGGCCATATTTAGCAACAAGCTCTGCCACTGATACAAGTTTACGTTTTTCTAGCTTTAGGGCGGTAACTGTACCGCCTAAAAGCATTTGACCGAGAACAATTTGAGGGGCTGAATCTGCTTCAATCGTTACGATAAATTCAGGCATTATTCCCTCCATCTTTTTCTGCCAATTCATCCAAAGCTTGAGCAAACAATTTCATGCCTTCACGTAAATGACGTGCATACTTTTCTGGTGCTGGATCGGCATAGATGAAACGTCCACCATGTGAAACAGGTACAGGTGGATTAAAGCCTGCATTTCTGTACACGCTCATGATGTGCCCACCTAGCAAGGACTCCAGCTTTTGAACGGTTTTAGGGTCCTGTAATTTTTCGAGATAAGTTGCCATTACCAATCACCCCCGCTTAACTTCGCACATAATGCAGGGCTAAAAACAGCTTCTAATTCCTTTTGTGGTGGTTCGCCATATTCATCAGCGTGAGATTTTCCAAGCAATAAAGCCATGCCATCATTTGGGCTGTAATAATTTGCATCGGGGAAATACTCGCGTACTTCATCAAGGAGTTTTGCAAGTGCTGTGTTTAAGCGTTTAAAACGTTTTTCAAAGTTTGGATTAGCTGTGTAAAGCAAATCGCTTGCATCTAATTCACCTTCAGCAAGAACTGCCAAAACTTCAGCTTCAGATAAAGCTTTATAATTCATGTCTAGCTCCTTTAAAAAGGTAAATCGATTGCCCAGTTGATGAATGCATTGCCATCTGAATAAAGCAAATCACCAGTATTAGAGCAGTTCGGGCATTTAACTTTGCCTGACCATAAATAGCCTGTGTTTTGAGGCTCAACTTGTATTTCCATGTATTCCGAAAACTCGCATAGCGAACACGTCGTTGGAAATTTAATATTGAGGGTTTTTAAGTTCTCATTTACTGGATGGCATTTAATGCACATGTCTTCTAATCGGTGGATATGACCGCAATGACATTTGGTAATCGCTGCTGAATGAGCGTTGTAAGTTTTAAAAATTGCATAAGACCCGTGATTTTCATCACCGCCTTGCTGCTTGAAATAAAAACCATTTGAGATTGCTAATTTCTCAAATCCTTTAAGTGTTAAACCTTCAAGATTGAGTGTTTTATTAACAAAGTCCTCAATAGCTAAATCAATGTTATTCATTTTTTTTCATCCTGTTCAATTTCCAAAATTGCTTCCTTGATCTTTTTATAGTTCTCGGCAGAACAAGGACGAGTGAAGTTTTTAATTTGTGAAATAAATGAAGGGGAACATTCTAACTTTTGAGTTAAGAGAGTGCCGCGGCCTGTGCTTTGATCAAGCCATTTGATCAATTCATTTATCTGCGCTCTAGTAGCTCGTTTACTACTTTTCTTTTCTGACTTTTTAGCCTTATGGTTTTTAATAGACTTGGTCATCATTTCACGCAAAGTTGATTGAGCACTGATTGGCTGATTGTTGAAATACCAGGCATGACCACTTTCACCATGAGCCAGTTTTTTGATTTCATTGCCTTGTGCTAACCAAGCTTCAACTTGATCATTAAGGCTTTGCTTAAGATACGAATGTAATGGGCAAATATGCATTAGAATCTCTCCAGGCAACTAACTAAGAGATAGCCCGCCATTAACAGGCCAAGAATTGAAAAACCTAGTAACTTTTCCATTACACGGCCTCCTCCTTTTTGGCTTCAGCAATCTGTTTTTTCTTTAGTTCGCGTAATTTCTTCTGACCAGCAATCAAGTCATCAAGGATTTTTTGCCAAAACACTGGAGTGAGTGAGTCATACGAAAAAGGTTGTGTATAGCAACTCAAAATGTCAGTTCTATTTGAACAATCCGTGTTACTTCCACCAATAAATACATAAAGGTCAATGTTGTATACAAAACCATGAATCTCACAACTGATTTGAAAATCTTGCGAATTTAAGACAACTGCATCTTTTGCAATTTTGAGAACCTGAGCCTGAATCTGTTTTTTCAAGCGATCAATTTCTTTAAATTCGTCAAAGGTTGGAAAGCTCATACTGTTCTTCCTCCATGAATTGCCTGGATAAGTTGACGTTGCGCTTCTTGTAAACGTGCAACCAACTGACTTACAGATTTACCAAAGGGCACAACGATTGCTACGGTGCGCTTTTCCCAATCTCTTTTTGCGTGCTGATAACCACCGAAGTAAACGTAAATACGAACTTCTTCAGTGTGGTTATAAAGTTTGAAATTGATTTGAAGTTCTGGCTTAGAAAGCTGAAAGCAGCTACCCGCTAATTTCATGATTTCTTGTTGAACCTGAGGGTTATGCTGGATCATGGCTATCACTTATAACTTGGGTGCGATAAGCACGACGGATTTTCATTTCAAAAGATTGTTTTTCTTTTAAATCAATAACCTCAAAATCATAAGAAGCATTAACAAATGCATGGGCTTCTGTGTGTGCAATTAAAAGTCCATCACGAGTACGGGCTTCAGTTATCTTTTTGAGAGCTTTATTAATTTGATCTAAAGCTTTATCGCGGAAAATATTCATTCCTGATTCGCTTTGGGGGTGAGCAAAATCTGGAGCTGATAAACGGTTTCTTACTACCGCATGGAATTGATCATTAGTCATAATTATAACCTTTTTGGTATTAATGTAATTCGAATGGTATTTTTAAAGGTTATAATTTGTCAAGAAAAAATATAACTAAAATTACCAAATAGGTTTTAAAGGTATGTTTTTTAGAGTAATAAAGTTACAAAAAAAGGAGCATATAGCTCCTTTTTTGTTTGTTGAGGTTATTTTTTTATAAGTTGTTTTTGGCTGGGCGGGAAAAAAGCCACAATAGGAAATTGTGTAACTGCAACACTTGAGCTTAAAGAAATACGTTCACCTTCAATTGTTTCGATATCAATAAAACCGTCTCTTTCAAAAAGGTATTCACCACAAATTATTTTTTTATCATTGGTTTGGATAATTATGTCTTCACCTGGGTTGCATTTAGCTAACTTATCACAGAGTAAGACATAACCATTTTTAAAAGGTTTAACATAACCGCCACCTTTTACTTCAAATGTTATTGGCATTGCGACATTTGGTGGCATGTAAACAAAATGACTTGGTTCCGAAATCTCCACTATATCCACCGCTTTTCCTCTTTCTATATTAATATAATTAGTAATAGGAAGAAGTTTATAACCTTTTTGGGCTTCATCGGAAGTTATATTTGTTTGAATTTCATCTAAATTAAAATTGTTTGCGTCACCACCTGTCGCGAAGCCAGATTGAGACATAACAAGTTTTATTTCACTAGGTGAATGTTCATGATCTAACCATCCTTCAGGAAGTTTAAATGCTTCTGTAATTTTTAAAGCATTGTTGTTTCCAATGTTTTTGGGAGCATTTGTAGGAAGATATTGATTTAATAATAGATAATCAATTTTTACAAAAGCTGCAAAATCTTTTCTTTCAGCGTATTTAAGCATCTCTAAAACATTATTCTTACGTATTTGTTTAATGCTTAACATGAGGTTCTCCAAAGATTGACTAAATAGAAACTACTTTGTCAAATCGGTTATATTGAGACAGAGCGGTATTATCCTTGATCAAAAACAAATAAAAAATAACTTATAAAACAACCTTTAAAACCAAATAAGGCATTTTAGTATTAAAAAAATATTGATTAAATATAACCAAAAAGGTATTTTTAGTTGCAATGATAGTTGCACTGGAATTTTTAGATGAGTATTTCTTTTGATAGCTATGTCGATGGATTAAGTAAAAGTGGCAATTTAGCTGATTACGCCATGCGATCTGGAACATCTGTTAATTACATCCTGGTTCATTTAAAGCATAGAAGAAAGATTCCCCGCAAAGACTTGATCGTAAAACTAGCCGAAGAAAGTGCAGGAGCATTTAGCGCAGAAGAGTTAACTCTCTGGCTTTATCAATTCGAAGCCAAAGATACCCAAAAAAAAGAAATCAAAAAATGAATGTTATGGGAGATTTTTAACATGGTTTTATCTTTAATCGAACGTCGTGAAAAAACGGTTATGTCATTAGAGCAAGCTTTAAAAGCTGCTGTATATCGTCCGGGTGATGAATATCTAATGGCACAAATTGCAGAAAAGAACGGATGGAATATCAATACGTTCCGTAGTTCCATCAATCCAACGACTCCTACACATAAAGCAAATATTTACCATTTCGAAGCTATTTTAGATGAAACAAAAGATAGCAGGATTATGGATAGTGTTTGTGCAATTCATGGAAATGCGGCTTGGTTTGAGTTGCCTAAAACCGAAAACTTAAATACCGCCGATTTTGTAATGAAAATAGGCAAATTGGCACAAGAGCAGGGTGACTTATCTCAATCCGTAGCTAAAGCCATTGGCGATGGTTGCATTAGTGAAGATGAGTTAGCGGTAATTCGTAAAGATGCATTTGAACTTATTCGAGTTGTTTCAACGATTCTAGCTATGGCGGAAGAACATTATCGAGGTGAACATGGCTAGACCTAAAAAGGGCCTTGATTTAAAAATTGTTAAAGAAAAGACCTTCAATCAATGGGATGCTATTTATCCCCAATTTGGCATTACCATGCCGCCTAAAAAAAGACATTCCTCATGTCCATCATGTGGAGGGGAAGATCGTTTTTATTACGATGACAAACAAGGTTTCGGAGACTTCTTTTGTAATAACTGTGGTGCTGGTGATGGTATTGCATTAATTGGCCGAGTTACCAATTTAGCTTTGCCTGAAATTATCAAAGAACTTGCTGCAATTGTAGGAATCTCTGAAGAGACAGTTGTAACAGAAGCAGATCGGGAGAGATGGAGAAAAGAAGCTGCATTACGTAAACGTATGCATGAAGAAGAGTTAGAGAAAATTCAAAAAAATGCAGCTAAAAAAGCCCTTCGGCTATGGAACAATACGCACCAGGGAGATGAAGATAACTGTATATATTTGAAAGATAAAAAGGTCAAAATCTTTGATTGCCAAGTTAATTTTGATGGCGATTTAATTGTTCCTTTATTTAACGAAAAGCGAGAATTGTGGAACCTTCAATACATCAAAGCAGACGGTTCAAAGAAGTTTTTACCAGGTGGTCGTAAGAAAGGCTGTTTCCACATTATCGGGACTATTGACCTGGCTGATCCAGTAATTTGTATTGCGGAAGGATATGCAACAGCAGCATCAATACACATGGCAACCAATTTACCTGTCGTGGTTGCTTTTGATGCAGGTAACTTACCACCAGTAGGACAAGCAATTCGGTCTTTAGAACCAAATGCACGTTTACTCTACTGTGCAGACGACGATAGTGCAAAAGAAGATACTGGCCGAAAAATGGCTAATGAAGCTGTTGCTGTGACAGGCGGAATGGTTATTGTGCCTATCTTCAAACATGAAGATGGAATTAGTAATGAATCACCTGAGCTGACACAGCAACATGCATTAACTGACTTTAATGATCTCCACGTGAACTTTGGTTTAGAGGCGGTTAAGGGACAGATCGAAAGAGCCTTGGCTTCTTTCGCATCTTTCCCCGCACCCCTTTCCCCAACAGACCACAAAAATGAGGGTCAAAATCGGGAAATTTCATCTAGCGAAAATGTTTCATCGGATTGTGGGAACGAAAATGGGGGTTCCAAGGGGGAGGAAGGTGTTTACACCTTAAATTTAGAATCATGCCTTGGCAGATTTTGCCAAATAGAGGGGGAGTCTAAATATTGGGATATGCATAGAAAGGTTCAGATTAAAAAAACCGCTTTCCAAGATATGTTGGGGAGAAGCTTATTTACAGAATGGTCGAATCACCCAAAGCGAAAATTGATTGATAGTAACTCTGTTAAGAATATCTTAAATAAAGATATGGACCGACTTGAGCAGAATATGAGTGAAAGATTCATTATGCTCGAAGGTACAAAAGAATCATGGGATGTGAAGAGAAGGCGTACCGTCCGTAACGATACAATCAAGGATAACTTTCGTTCGGGTTATGAAGTTTGGATCAAATCAGAAAATAAAAAAATGATTTGGTTTGAAGACCTTGTATTCAATCCAACCATGAACGTTAAGCCTGGGCAAATCAACATGTTTGACGGTTTACCAATTGCTCCTATGCTTAATGATGTTGATCAGATGATTCCAATTAAGAGTGCAGCAGAATTATGCCAGCCAATTATTAAATTACTTCATCACACCTGTAATTATGACAAGGTTGTGGTGGATTGGATATTAAAGTGGTTAGCTTATCCATTGCAAAATCAAGGTTCTAAAATGGCTACTTCGATTCTTATGCATGGTGAAATTCAGGGAGCAGGAAAGTCATTATTCTTTGGAAAAGTTATGCGAGAAATTTATGGCAAGTATTGCGTGACACTTGGGCAAAACGGGCTTGAATCAATCTATACAGATTGGGCTGAACAAAAGCTTTATTGCATATTTGAAGAAATTTTTAACAATAAATCTAAGTACGGAATGATGGGCTTGATTAAGCACATGATTACGGGAGAAACGATTCGTATTGAGAAAAAATTCATGAGTGGTTATGAGCAATCTAACCATATTAACTGTGTATTTTTATCAAATGATACTCAGCCACTGCCATTGGAGGAAAAAGATAGACGTTTTCTTGTCGTTAAACCCTGTGGGAAATTAGATGATGAACTAAAGCATGAGGTACTTCAGTGTATTGATGGCACGGGAGTTGATGCGTTTTACACATTCCTTTTGCAACTACCTTTGGATGGTTTTACTACGCATACGGAACCGCCATATACGGATGCAAAGCGCGACATTATTCAATATGGTTTGCCCTCTTGGAAATTGTTTTACCAGAAGTGGAGTACTGGTGAGCTTGATTATCCTTTCTGTTGTTGCTTATCAACCGATCTATATAAGGCATATGTGAATTGGTGTAGGCATTCAACAGAAAAGCCTTTACCAGAAAACAAGTTTTCTTTTCAGATTGCAACTATTCCAGGCGTATCTAAAAGGCTTGGAAGGTATAGAGAGCAAGGTACAGGTTATAGCGTGGTAAAACCTGAGAGACAGAAGACAATAATTTTTGTACGCGAGCATGATCCTCAGTCAAATGAAACTCTTGTTGATTGGTTGACTTCACAAATACATGAGTTTAGTGCTAAAGTGCATGGAGATGTCCCGAATGTTTTACAACAAGCATAATAATACTGACATCGCCCATTGTTGTTTTCACAACATGTTAAGGGCGTTAAGGGATATGTTAAGGGTATTTTTCTACACCCTTAACATCATCAAATCCAATCATATCAATGCTTACAGCCTTAATGTTAAGGGTGTTAAGGGTTTCGCGTGCGCGCGCATACGCGTGAAAATTATTTCTATAAATAAGTTAATTAATAAATTAATTGCTAAAAAATCTCCCGTGCGTGAAAAAAACACCCTTCACACTCTTAACACCCTTCACAAGCCTTACCAACTAAGAGCTTTATATTTTTATACCCTTAACAAAACCTTTAACACCCTTAACATTGTGTAATGGATTAGGTGCAGAATGGAAAAATATTTACGGTTATTGAATCCTAAAACTACCAACTATGAAGCTATACCTTCAGGTTGTCATGGTGCTTTAACTACAGCAGATATTTGTATTTCAATTAGTTATGCGAAACTAACAAGAATTCAAAATATCTTATTAGATGTTTACGTATTAAAAAAATGTACAGTTGAACAGTTGAAGCTAATTAGTACTGATATTCATAAAGAACTAATTTCTACGGGCAAGTCAGAAAATACGGATGAGCATAGCACTTCGATATATATTGCTTTGGTTGAATTGTGCTTAGTAGCAGCAGATTATAAACCTACTGTTAGAAATCGTGGTTTGATTGGTGGTGTTTCTTATTTAAAAGTTCACCGTCGTTTAGGAGCTTTAATTGATTCATATCTTGAACTTTTTAAAGATGAATTAAACATTGTCTCTGCAAAGATTTCAAAACAGTTTGGTAATAAAAATAACTAAAAAAGTATTTTTGGTATTGACGAGTGAAACAAAATTAAAGTACATTTCACCACAATGGATAACTGTATTAAACGCTGTAGTTTCCTTCAGAGCTGAAAAGCTCTCTTTCAAAGCCCGCATGACTCCCTTTGACATGCGGGCTTCTTTTTTGAGATTTGGAACCATGACAAGCCGTCCACCACAAAGAGCTAAGCGCCCATGTCTTGTGGGCAGTTGTAAAGATTTCGCATCGAACAAAGGTTACTGTGACCAGCATCAAAACCGAATCAAACAAAAAGATCGGGAGCGTGGCACAGCACACCAGCGCGGCTATGATGCCCGTTGGGAAAAAGAAAGAACAAAATTCTTAGATGAGAACCCGCTATGTGCGGACCATCGCAAGCGCGGACTTGTTGAAGCCGCAACGGTTGTTGACCATATCATCCCGCACAAAGGCGACCAGGTGTTGTTTTGGGATAAGAACAATTGGCAACCGCTTTGCAAGTCATGCCATGACCGCAAGACAGCAACCGAAGACAAAGGCGGTTGGTCATATCAACCACCAGTTACACAAAAGCCAGTTGATTGTTATGTCTTTAAAGTTGGTGAGATGGTGCAAGCTGCAACAGCGTATGCAATTGACACTTTGTCGTGTGGTTGGACTGATAGTTTTGAAATCAAATCAATCGAAGATAAAAAGATTGAAGTGCATGATGCCGATGGTTTTGTTCATAAGCTGCATCACTCACACTTCAAGGCGGTGACTGCATGAGTTGCGAACGAGAAGTTATATTGCTCGGTGATCCAGTTGTATATCGTGATGACATCAAAGGCTTTGATGAACTAGGTGTCGTTGTTAAGACTGGCTCATCATTCGAAGTACTTTGGAATGGTGAAACAACTCCTAAAACTACAATCTACGAAAGACTACGTGGCGCTCGACTTGATGAAGTCGATGCTGGTTGCCGAGTGATTCAAGGTGTGATTTATGAATGAGATTCCTAAACCGCCTCGACCACCTGAGCCAACAGAAGTAATAGGAAATGATTTCATTCCTAAACGTCCAGTTCCACCAGATGTTGCAAGGCCACCGATTCAAATTCTATATCCAGATGAGACAAGCTATTCTGATCGTTGGACCATAGGTTTTTATTGGGGCGCTTTTATCGGTTTTGGATTTGGAATTATTTTTATAAAAATCCTTATCAAACTTGGGTTTTAGGGGATAGGGGGTCAAAAGTCAAAAAGGCCCTCTCAGAAAAGACCGCCCCCCCATCAAATTTTTGTGTGGTCAAAAGTCCATAGGGGGGTATACCTCTAATATTTAAACAGTATTAAATTTTTGGAGGTCCTTATGTCTAACATGGGAAGACCTAGAAAGTCTTTACAAGAAAAAGTTTTAAGTGGTGGCCGTGTCCGAGAAGACCGCGATGAAGATGCACAAGTTGCGAATGCTGCTGTCGATCTTGGAATGCCACCTTGCCCAGCTTGGTTGAATAAAAAAGCCCGAAAACATTGGGACACATTAGGTCCGAAGTTGGTTCAAGCGGGTCTGCTTAGTGTTGTTGATGGTGATGTATTCTTGCTGCACTGTGACAACATGGCCGCTTATGAAGAAGTTCAGGAAAAATTACAGGATATCAATTCTTGGGTAGCAACGACTCCAAATAAATTTGAGGTCCAATCTGCCTGGCTGCAAATCCGAAACAAGTTGCAAGAATTAATTATTAAAACTGCACGTGAGTTTGGTTTGACTCCAGCAGCTCGTTCAAGTGTCAAAGTAAATAAGCAACAGCAGCTTGATTTATTGGGTGCGGCAGCGGCAACTGAAGACGATGAATTTGCGGATATGAATATCCGTACAAGTTAGGAAATTTTATGCGTGATTATTTTAAAATCGCGCTCCAGTATTGCCTTGATGTTCGCTCTGGAGTGCGTGTGTCTGGGCAACTTGAAAAACTTGCCATAAAAAGATTTTTAAACGATTTAAAAAGATCAAATTTTAACGTTGAGTCAGTCGATGATGAAACACAAGAATTATTAAATCAACTGAAATTTAAACCTAGTCCAGATGTTGATTTTGAGTATCAATTAAATCTTGGGCGTGTAGACCATGCCTGCAAATTTGTTGAAGCCTGCCCACACGTAAAAGGGAAACTGGCAAAAATAAAACCTGATGGAACCAGACACCGATTGATATTAGAGCCGTGGCAAATCTTCGCTATGGTAAATATTTTCGGCTGGATTGATTCTGACAACAAACGTCGTTTTTTGTATGTCTATATTGAGGTAGCTAAGAAAAATGGTAAATCAACTTGGCTGGCTGCCGTTGCCTTATACCTGGCATTTCTTGACGGTGAAATGGGTGCTGAAGTTTATACAGCAGCGACATCAAGAGACCAGGCAAAGATCGTATTTGAAGATGCGAAAAAGATGGTGGAGTTTTCACCACGCATGTGTTCGAAATTCGGCATTGAATATTCACAATATTCAGTCTTTCAGACCGAAACAAACAGCTTTCTTAAAGCGCTATCACAAGATCGGGGTGGAACAAAAGACGGTTTAAACGTCCATGCAGCAATTATTGATGAATTACATGCACATAAAACTGCTGACATGTATGACATTGTTGCCAATGGTACGGCAGCACGTGAAGAGCCTTTGATTTTAGCCATTACAACGGCTGGCGATGATACAACAAGCAAGTGTTATCAAGAGCGACAAATTGTTGTTGATGTCCTGAAAGGGAAGGCTACCCACGAACAATATTTCGGAATGGTCTTTTGCTTAGATCGCGGTGATGATTGGCAAGACCCAAAAGTTTGGCCTAAAGCTAATCCCAATTATGGGGTTTCAGTTAATGAAAAATACCTGTTTTCAGTCTTTGAAAAAGTCAAAGTAAGTCCAAAACAAGAAGGTATTACCCGCCAAAAGCACTTAAACGAGTGGGTTGGTGCTGTTGATGGCTGGATTGCTCCTTCAATCTGGGAAAAATGCTACTCAGAAGTTAAATATGAAGATTTAAATGGTCAAATTCGCTTTGGCGGATATGACTTAGCTAGTCGACTGGATTTAGCTTGTTGGGCTGAATTGATCCCACGAATGGAAACAGATGGAAAAATCCATTGGTATGCATTTGTTCACTCTTACATTAATGAACGGGTGATGGAAACCAAAACTGCAATTAATGGTGAAAAGCGTCCTGATGAATATCCTGTTTGGCGTGAACAAGGTGTTTTAAAAGTAACACCAGGTGAATCAACTGACTTCAAGCGTATCCAGCGAGATATCGAAGATGCCCACGTAAAAAATCCATTTTACGAAATAGGTCATGACCGTTATCACGCGGAACAACTGACAGCAAATTTGTTAGATGAAGGCATTTCTGTTGTTGAGATTCCTCAAACTACAGAATATTTGAATCCGGCAATGCGTTGGATTGAGGTTCTACTTGCCGAAGGGCGTTTCCATCATAACGGGGACCCCCTTTTTAAATGGTGTGCTTTAAATGTCTTGGTTAAACCTGATGCTAAAGACAATATTTTCCCGCGTAAGGGAGCGGCAGGTAAAAAGATTGATGCAATGGTTGGGGTCATTAATGCCGCGGCCCGCGCAAGGCATTGGGACAATGAGGAGGTTTTTGATCTGATTCCTGGTGATAACTCTGATGATTTTGACTTTGATGACTATATACAAAATATGGTAGTGGGGCGACGATGACAGCAAAAATTGCAAAAAGTCGGCTGTTTGAGTGTCTTGAAAAGGACAAAATCAATCGGGCCGTGGATGATGCAAAGGAGAGTAATACTCGAAGTACTGGTCCAGCAAATCCAGGGCGGGGAACACTAATTGATTTTCCCCGCTCAAAAAGTCGGATTGCTAGTACAGCGACTTGGGACCGTGCAATGACACTATCGGTAGTGTTTGCATGTCATAAAGTTTTAGCTGAAACAGTAGCAAGTTTACCCCTTGAAATGTTCATGTTTGACAACGATCGGAATCGCAAACAAATATTTGATCATAAGTTGGCGAGTCTTTGGCGTAATAAACCAAATGATGAGCAAACTAATGTCGAATTTAAAGAAACATTTATGCTGAATTTAATCAGTGGAAATGTATATGTGCGCAAACATTTTTATCACAAAGAGCTTAATCAACTTGTAGTGATAAATAATGCTTCTGTAGACCCAAAATTGAACAATAAAGGGAAAAAAGAGTATCACATCACCTATTCTGATGGAAAAAAGGAAATCCTAACAAATAATGAAATTTGGCACGTCAAATTATTTGGTACTGGTTTGGTTGGGATGTCGCCATTGGCATATGCGGCCAGATCAATAGGAATTGGTCTTGCAACCGACGATAAAGTTGGTCGAATCATGGAAAATGGAGCTAAGCCTTCAGGTGCGCTTTCAACAGATAAATCACTGAAAAAAGAACAACGGCAATCATTACGTGAAGAAATGGAAGAGCTAGTTTCTGGTGATGATTGGTTTTTACCTGTTCTTGAGGGCGGATTGAAGTTTGAAAGATTTAGCTTAACTCCAGAAGATATTGAACTTTTAGAAACTCGTAAATTTACTGTTGAAGAAATTTGTCGTTTTTATGGTGTACCAAGTGTACTTGTCAATGACACTTCTGGTTCAACAGCTTGGGGCAGTGGTATTGAACAAATCGTGGAAGCATTTTATCGATTTGGTTTGCGTCCATATTTTGAGCGAATTGAAGAGTCAGTTCGACTTAATTTACTTGATCGTGTTGATTGGGATAAGTACGAATTCGAGTTCAAGATTAAAGACTTATTACGTGCATCAATCACTGCTCGAATTAGTAATAACAAATCAAGAATCGAAAGCGGACAAGCCACGATTAATGAGGTCCGCAAAGAAGAGGGATTTAGTCCTGTTGAAGGTGGAGATAATTTAATGATAGCTGCGAACCTTATTACCCTTGATCGCGCTGTAGCTGGAGGGGGACAAAAAAATGAATCTTAGCATGCTCACAGTGCGTAACTCACAAGTGCAAAAGCCGGATGTTCAAATCCGGCTTTTGCCATTCTCAGATGTGAAATTACGCTTTGATGAAAATCAAGATAAAAATTCAGCATTCTTATTTGAAGGCTACGCTGTCCGTTGGGACAGTGTGAATTCACATGGCGAACAATTTGTTAAAGGGGCCTTTGCAGATTTTATTAATGCCGTGAAAGCTGGATCCATGCGTTGTCACATGTATTACAACCACGGCCACCGTCATGACTGGATTAGTCCAGAATATGCAATGCGTATTGGTAAGTGGCTTGAACTTGAAGAAGATGATATCGGTTTTAAGGTATCTGGCCGTCTCACACTTGGCTTAAGCCTTGCTAATAATGTTCGTGCAATGCTTGAAGATGGCACGATTGATGGTTTATCGATTGCCTTCTTTAATCCAGATCCGATGGATATTGAAGATATGGGGTCTTATATACGTATTAAGCGTGTAAGTCTTTATGAAATCAGTATTTGTGATGAACCTAGTGATCGTAATGCACGAGTAACTGATGCGGATATTCGTAATATTCAAACAGAACAGGACATGAAGCTTTATTTAGAGCGAAAGTTCAACATTGATGACATTGCAGCAACAAACTTAATTAAGCGTGCTCAAGAGTTTGGGCAGGTGAAACCAAAACCTCATGACCCATTTGCCTTTTTAGACAAGGTTTAAATTTTTTATCAAACATACATGACTGCCGAAAGGCGGTTTTCTTTTATTAAAGGAAAAATATATGAAAGCTTCTCAAAAATCACCTGTTGCTCAATCTTTAAGTGTTTATGGTGATCTTTCTACCCGAAATACTACGGGTAATAGTAATCCTGCACCGCGCTCATTAGATGAACTTGCTGGCGATTTCCAACAACGTTTAACACAGTTGGATCAGTTGATTGCTGCTCGCCAGCAACAATTTGCCAATCTTCCTGAAAATGTTCGTCAAGAATTAGAGGCACGATCAACTGAAATTCAGAAATTAGCGGCAGATATTGAACAAATTAAAACAGATTTAGTAAATGAAGCACGTTCACTACCACATGATGAACAGCATGATATAGCTGCAATCCTAATTCGAAATAAAGAATCAGTAGACCAAGCAGAAATCATGTTTAAGCGTTCTAAGCAAGTTTCTGAATCTGTAACGTTTGAAGGTATTAAAACGCGTAATATTATCACTCTTGCAGGCATTGAAAACAAAACAGCAAATGCGAATTCTGCTAAAGATATTACTAGTCGCACTGCTGTTTATCGCCCTTTAAATATTATCGATTTAATCAACTGGTTGCCAGTTGAAGGCGAAAAAGCATACTACCTACGCGAATCAAGTTTTAATATTTTGGCTGATATTATTCCTGAAGCTCAAGATAAACCTGAATCTGAATTGAAGTTAGGTATGCTTGAATTAAGTGTAGGGACTATTGCTCACTTCATTCGTGTATCAAAGCAAGCATTAAAAAATATGAATATGCTTGCAATGTATATTGAATCACGTATGGCGTATGGGGTTCGATTAAAACTTGAATATTATGTTGTAAATGGACATACACCAGCTTCAGGACAACAAAAAATCTTTAGCGGGTTATTGGAAGACGGTAACTTTGTTACGGTAACCACTGCTACAGATGACACTGCAATTGATGTACTGAATAAAGCTAAATATAAAGCTGCTGCTACATTTATTCAGCCTGATTGTACAATTTTAAACCCTGAAGATTGGGGGAAAATTGAACGTATCAAGGGTGGTGATGGGCATTATATTTTTGGTTCACCTGGTGCTGTTGTTCAGCCAGTATTATGGGGTGTTCCTGTTGTATTTAGTGCGACTATGCCAGTTACTAAATATTGGACAGGTCCTTTGAATTATGCTTTTGAAGGTTATCTTGATGAAAACGTTGATATTATTGTCTCTACAGAAGATAGTAATAACGTAACTAAGAACTTAGTAACTGTATTGGCCGAAGTTGATGGTTCTGGTGCAGTAGTAATTCCTGACGCGTGTGTTTCTGGTACTTTGCCTGAAGTAGTAGCAGAACCACCTGCTGGCGGTTAATTTTCAATAAGAGCAGCTTTTTAGCTGCTTTTTTTATGTTTTATGCAGATTTTTGGGTTTTTATTCAGAAATCTGCATTTTTCTTCATTTTTAGGACGTTTTTATGAGTGACTACATAACGCTTGATTTAGCGAAATCTCATTTACGTGTTTTGCATGCGCGTGATGATTCATACATTGAGTTACTGATCAAAGCGGCTTTAAAAGCGGTAAGAAACTTTATAGATAGAGATTTTGCGGAAATTCAACTGAAGTGGGGAGTTCCTACGGACGCTTTACCAGAAGATTTGATTTTTGCGGCTTTGTTGATCATTGGTGATATGTATCAAAACCGTGCAGCTCAGACCGATGCGGGCCTATATATCAATATAGCATGTGAGCGTTTGATGGGGCCTTATGTAAAAAAAGGGGTTAAATGATGTCGAGAGCATTTGTTAAAAGATTTGCAAGTGCACACCCTAAATTCTTAACTGAAAGTATTTCAAAATTTCAGCGTCAAGAGTCTGTAGAGATACAAAGTCTTTCAACATTTATCGTTGAGGGAGAATCGTGGCCTTATCAAGCCTTGGTTGTTTTTGAACGACCTATTGAGTTCACGATAAGTGAAACACCGTCTGAAGTTTTGCGACCACCAATAAATTGCCGCTGAGGTTTAATCATGCATGAAAAATTTGAAGCTTGGATTAAATCCCAGCCGTTTTATACAAAGCTGATTTATATACATGGTGAGCGTCTCTTTATCCGTGACAATGGTGAATATCAAATTTTTGCAATGGAAGTTGCCTATCAAGCTTGGTTGATGAAAGGGGGCGATTCATGCAAAGCGGAAAATTAGATGTTTTGTTCGATGTCTTAAAACGTGGTACTGAAAAAAACAGCGCTGGGGAAGTCAAACAAATATGGTCGAGCATCGGCCAATTTTATGGAGATATTGAACCAATCAGTGCGGCCAATTTTGTGCAATCGGGTGTTCAAGGTTCAGCTTTAGTTTGTCGTGTGGTTATGCGGCCAGATGATTTCCCTGGTATTAAGGCTGAATTTCTATTACGTGATGTTGATACAAATGACATCTATGCAATTAATGGTGTACTCCCAATTACCCCAAGTAAAAAGGCATTGATGTGTAGCTTAGGGAAATTGTGATATGGACATAACACATAAAATGGTTGGTCTAGATGACATGCAAAAACAAATGTCAAATTTGGTCGACCTGGCTACTGAAAAGAAAAAAACCAAAGCTGCTGCAATGTATGCGGTTAAACCCATGCTTGATGAAGCGAAGAATCGGGCACCAGTTGCTGAAAAGGCGTATTACCGTTATTACCGTGGTTCTTACAGACAGCGTAAGCGTGGTAATGCAAAGCCTAGCCGTCAATTAATGATACCCGGTAAATTGAGAGCTGCAATTAAACGTAAAAGTGTGGAGTTGAACAAGTCTGTTGGTGCGGCTGTTTATGTGGGTACTACTAAGGCTTTATTTGATCGTAAATATTATCCTTTTTATTGGCGATTTATCGAATATGGTACGCCCACAATACCCGCAAATTCGATATTTAGAAGGACTTTTGACGCAGGAAAAATAATTGCTTTAGAGCGTTTCAAATTCAGATATAGAAAATATATCGAGGCAATTGTTAAACGCCGACCAGTTGAGGGCCTAAACGATGTTAGTGAGTGAAATTATTTATGAGGTCCTTAAAGGACCTTTTAATAACAATGTTGGGCCGCATCCATTGCCAGAAGGATTTGATAATTCAGCAACCTATATCACCTATCAAGGGATTACAAACATACCGTTAAATACTGTTAAAGGCTGGACAGGTCACGGCCGAGTAAGGATTCAAATTAACGTCTATAACCATGAAAAATTGCAAGCGGAAAAAGATGCTGAAGCAGTGAAATGGGCTATGGACCAACAAAAATATTCAAACTGTGAAATCGCGGAACAACGTGATGGCGGTTTTGATGAAGAAACCCAAGTATGGGGACAGGAAATCGATTTTTATTTATGGCAAAACGCCTGCAATTAGAGGATTAACTTATGGCTGGTTGTGTTGAAGGTTTAATTGATGCTCAAGGAGCCTCAATCTCGTTCCGTGAAGAGGGTGCAACCTCTTGGGAAGTTACTGCTGAAGTCACTGATTTGCCAATGCCTGATTCAACTCGTCCAGTTGATGATGTAACTACGGTAGATTCAAAATTTAAAAAGAAAGCAACGGCAGGTGCAATTGACAATGGTGCTTTAGCGCTTGAGTTCTTACAGATCAGTGGTTCAGATCAGCAAGCAAAACTTCGTGATTACTACAATAAAGGCAAGTGCCTTGAGTGGAAAATCGAACTAAATGATGAAGCTAAAACATCTTATGAATTTTGTGCTTCCATGAGCAAATTTACGGTTGTTCGTGCTGCTGACAAAAAGAACCGTGTACAAACTCAACTAGAAATTTCTGGTGAGGTAGTGGTTAAAGAAAATGATGTAGTCGTTGTTGTGCCACCTGTAACACCTTAAATTCTAATTCTTAACAATGCCCGCTATATGCGGGCTTAATTATTTGTATTTGGAGATACATAAATGTCTTTAATTAATAAATTTTTAGAAATCACCGAAAAGCCTGCTATTGAAGTTGTTGAAATCGAGCAATTGGGTAAAGTGGGTTTGCGCCAACTTACGATTGCAACACGTGAAGAGTGGACTGAAGCTCAAAAAAATGACCCCAAAACAGCGGTTGGCGTTCTTTTTAAAAGTACAGTTTGTGACCCAGATTCTGGCGAGCTTGCTTTGGTTGATCTGCAAGAAGAACAATTACTTAAATTACCTATTGTGGTTGTAAATGATCTGTTTTTGAAAATCTGTAAAGCAAATGGTATTAAAACTCAAGATGAAATAAAGCAGGAAGTTGAGTTAAAAAACTCCGAAGCCGACCAGAATTAAAATTTAAATATCAACTAGCTTTAAGGCTTGGTCGGACTGTTGAAGAGCTAGAAAATACAATGTCAAATAAAGAGTTTGAGTACTGGAAAGCTTTTAATGTTCTTGAACCAATTGGGCTATTCCGAGAGGATATTTTATTTGCTGGTTTAGGTCGTACTATTGCAGATGCAATGGTGCCAGGGCATAACCTTAAACTTGATAATTTTATGATGTTTAAAGAAAAACAGCCCATGCCTAAAGCGGAAATTCAAAATAATTTAAAAACTTTCTTTAGTAGTTATTCAAAGTCTAAAGTTTGATACCTATAGCATGTAAAGGCTATATTCTAGCCTCTGATTAAAATAATTGGGGGTTAGACCTGATGCAAAAGAATTTTTTTTGTTTAATAGTTTGTTGTTTTGGATTTATCTCTTCAGCATTTGCTGCTTCAGATGAAAAAGTAAAAGATTGTTTAACTTTAGAAAAATTAGCTGGAGTTACAATGGAATATCGCCAAAAAGGTGGTGTTTTATCTGAGTTGTATAAAATGGATTTTGGGTCTAAGGACCGTAATAAAATTGTTCGTAGCTTAGCTGAAGAAGCTTTTGAAATACCAAGATATCAAAGTGCAAAGGTGCAACAAGATGCTATTAAAAATTTTAAAAACGAAAAGTTTTTATATTGTTTAAAGCATTTAAAGTAATTTAATAAGGAAAAGGCCCCGTTAAGCGGGGTTTTTTTATGGGTGAAATATATGTCTGATGTTTTAAGCCGTGTTCAGATTCTCCTTGATGCCAATACTGCTAAATTTGAACAAAATATAAAGTCTGCCCAAAAGACTTCAGAAACGTCTTTCACCAAAATTTCATCTAGTGCCAAAGCTATGGCTGGAATCGTTGCAACGGCAACCGTTGCGGGTGCGGCTTCTTTATATAACTATTCCAAAGAACAAGCTAAGGTGATAGGTGAGTTAGAACGAAATGCATTTCTTGCACAGTCAACAGTTCAAGAATTCCAAAAAATGTCTGTTGGTGCTGAAATGTTTGGGGTTCAGCAAGATAAACTTGCTGATATAACCAAAGATTTTAACGAAAAATTAGGGGATTTTTTGACAACTGGCGGTGGTGAGTATGTCAATTTTCTTGAGCAAGTTGCATTAAAGACTGAGGGAAGTACTTCTAAAGCATTAGAGCTTACCAAAGCAATGGCCCGGTTATCTGGTCCTGAAGCAATGGCTCTCTATGTAAAAAAGATGGAAGAAGCAAAGCTGTCTCAAGATCAAATGTCATTCTTGATGGAAAGCATGGCTTCAGATTCAACTTTATTGATTCCTTTATTAAAAAATAATGCTGAAGGTATGAAACTTTGGGGGGAAGCTGCTGAAGATGCTGGCATTATCCTGAATGATAAAACCATTAAAGCCGCTCGTGAACTCCAAGTTCAGACCAAAATGCTTGATATGCAAATGCAGGGCATGAAAAACCAATTAATGGCTTCAGTTATGCCTGCTCTAGTTGATATTGCTGATGCCTTTAGTACTGGAGATAAAGAAGCCCGCGGAATGGCTGATGGTGGCAAAGTTCTTGCAGATTCATTACGTGGTGTTGCAGCTATTGCTTTGGGGGTATGGGCTACACTTAACTTAATTTCGAATTCTATAGCTGGTGTAACTAGCCAAGCACTTGATTCATATGAATTGACAAGTAAAGCCGCCCAAAATGGTGGATTCTTAGATAAGTTCCCTGGTATTCAATGGGCAAAAACATTTATTACAACAGGTGTAACTGCTAGCGCGGAAAATAGTTATGTCAGCATGGCTGGCCGTGATAATGATGCTGTTATTAAGGAATTTTCTGAAAAAACGGCAAAAATTTTTGATGATACTGTTTCTAGTTCAACTAAAAAACTTGCCGAGCTTCAAGAATTAGCAAACAAAGGTACTGCTGCTGCAACGCAAGGTGTACAAGACTGGAAGGATAAGCAAGACAAGGTTGCCGAATCTGCAAAAAAACTTGCTCAGGCTCAACAGGAATTAAACCGAAAACTTGAAGAACGCAAAAGGCTTCAAGATTCAATAATTTATGAATATGGTGATAAAGAATATCAAATGCAGCTCAATTATGAGCGGCAAGCAAATGATATTAAAAAGGCTTTTGATGGTGAACAACAGCAGAGATTCCTAACCATTGCAAAAAATCGATACGATACTGAAAAAGCTTTATACCTATCAAAGTTAGCTTTTGAAATATCAGAACATCGATTAACTGAAGAGGAAAAGCTTAACTTCCAATATCAGATTGACCAAAAGGAAATTGCGGCCAGAACTGATATTACTGATGCAGATAAAGCATCTTTTTACCGTGCAGCACGTGAAAAGCATGACCAGTCTATGGCTTGGATGCGTCTTGAATCAGCTCAGCGCTTAAATGATGCTCAAGCTGCATTCCAAACTGAAATGCAGAATTTAACTGCAAAGTTTGAATTTGAACGTGAGCAAATCCGTCTAAATAAGTCACTTGATCCGGCAGAGCAAAGTACTTTGATAGCATCATCGTACAGAACTCAAGATTTGGAAAATGAGGCTTCAAGACATTCAGCCTGGATGGATTATCAAAGTGCTACAGGTGTTGATACTTCTGCTGAGGATGCGGCAAATAGACGAGCTGAAGCTATTAAAAATGCTTTTGAATGGCAGTTGATTACCCAAGAAGAGTACCAACAAAAGATGTTGGCGTCTGAGGCTCAATTTAACACGGATAAAGCGGCCTTAGGTGCCCAAGCTGCTGCTGACACTTTAAGCGGGATGACTGATCTCATGGGGTCATTAATAGGTGAGCAGTCTGGGGCATATAAGGCAATGTTTGCGATGTCAAAGGCGTTTGCAGTAGCCCAGGCTATTATGAATGCTCCGCAAACTTTCTCTAATGTATATACGTCTGTTTCTGCTATTCCATTAATTGGTCCATACATTGCACCAGTGATGGCAGGTGCAGCCGTTGCAGTTCAAGTTGCTCAAGCTTCACAAATTAAGTCAGTTAGCTTGGATGGTATGGCCCATGATGGTATCTCTAGTGTTCCTGAAGATGGTACTTGGTTCCTTAAAAAAGGTGAACGTGTACTTGATGATCAACAAAATAGTGCTTTAACCCGATTCTTAAATAGTAATGGCGGTCAAATGAATGGTTTTAATATCAATATTAATAACTATGCAGGCGCAAGAGTTAATACTAGACGTGATGAAAATGGTTTAACCATTGATATCGTTGATGAGCGAATTGCTGGAGCGTTTACACGTTTGGGCAGTGAATCAAATAGTCATGAATCGCAAATGGTGCAGCAAGCCTTTAATGTTGAACGTAGACGATAGGAGGGGTGATGGATAAATTTATGCTTGAACCTCTTCAAGAGAGTTATAGCTTTACACCAGGCAACAACATTAGAGAACAGGAAAATGAAGGGGGACCGCCACGGCAGTCCCCTTTTTTTGTTGGTGCTGTTCATCGTGTTGGTGTGACTGTATATCTGGAAAACGATGAAGATCGACAATACTTTTGGGCATTCTGGCGCTTAAAGCAACGTAAACCTGAAAACTGGCTTTGGAATTTGGCTTTAGATGAGGGGATTCGAGAGGATTGTGAATGTCGGTTTGCTTATGACGTTTTACCTTCAGAATCATCTCGTAACGGTCAAGCTGTAAAAATGAGTTTCCAGGTGATAGTTAAACCTATCAAACGTAGTGCTGACTTAGACCGCAACATCGTTAATGTGCGTCAAGGCATCGAATCTAACGAAGTAATTGATGACATTGAAAAAGTGCCGAATGAATGGCTGCCAGATGCGTTGGGAGTAAATCAATGATTGAACTTACACCTGAACAACTTGCTGTACTTGACCAGTCAGCGGGTCCAATTGGTTGGCTTGAGTCTGTTGAAATTTCTCATCCGAATTGGCCGAAAGTTTTGCGTTATGTGGTTAATTCAAGTGAGCCAATTTTATTAACACATGAGGACGGTCAAACATTTGAATATGTCTATGTACCATTAACAATTAATCGCGGTGGAGATGAGGATAACCTTGATCAAAAGCTTACGGCTGTTATCGGTGACGTGGGCACCATTGTACCCGATTTAATAAAGCTGGTTTTGCAGGATGATGAAATTACTCCACCTATTTTAAATTACCGTGCATACATTATTGGTCGTTATGACGTGCCTGCATATGTCGTAAAGGATTTAGAAGTTGTGACGGTAACACGGGACTGGCGTGGTTCTAGTTTTGAAGCACAAGCACCAGGCTTAAATGATTCAGGAAATGGGGAAATCTATTCTGCAAGTACAGATGAAAGTTTAGAAGGATTTTATGCATGAATATCAGCAAACTTTTTTACTGTAAGTATGATCCTGAAAAATTTCACTGTGTCCATTTCGTTATTAAAGCAGCCAAATATATTTATGGACAAGATTATTCACCGTGCTTTGTTGGGTTATCTAGTCCGTTAAGTGAAGCAATTAAAACTTCAAGAGAAACGGTTCATCAAAACAAGCGTATTGATAGGCCGAAAGAAGGTTGCATAGTCCTAATGACATATATGAATGAAAGCTCCCATGTGGGGCTTTTTTTTCAGGGCAAGATTTTTCATTTAAGTGAATGCGGGGTTCAGCGCATCACAGTTGAACAAGCCAAAATTTGGTTTAAACGGATTCGATATTATGAGCCGAATTTACATCATTAAGAATGCTTTAGACCAACAAGAGAAAATTACAGTTGAGTCTGAAAATATTCTTTATACATTTTTGCAAGAAAAAACCAAGCATCCCCAGGCGAAAATCTATAAAGGCAATCCTTGCCCTGAAAATGATATAACCCCAACACGTGATAATCGTGCATCAATTGCCCGTCTTATGGAGATGGATGATGAATGTACGATTGTTCGTTATCCTGGTGAGTTGTCCTCAACAGTAACTTGGATTGCTACAAAGTTGCTTGGTCAAGCTGTCTCTGCTTTGGTGAAGGTGCCAAAAGCACCGACAAATAATAGTTCGATAACGGGTTCAAGTAATAACAATTTATCGAACCCGGAAAACCGCCAGCGAATTAAACAACGTGTCCCTTACATTCTAGGTGCACCTAAAGCGATTCCTGATTTATTTGCCCCTCCATATCGATATTTCAAAGATGGGGTAGAAGTTGAAGAGCTTTTACTAAGTGTTTGTGAAAACCCCGTAAAGCTATCTCAATTTAAGACCGGCGATACGCCAATTCAGGAAATACCAGGAACAAGCTTATCGGCTTATGGCTTAAATCAAAGTCTGGTTGGTACTGAAACAATCTTTAAATGGGGAGATACTTTCACCGAACCTCCAGTAATTGCCCGGCAGTGTGATTCTATTAATGGTCAAACAGCTTTGCCGCCTAATAGCACACGTGTTGAAGCTGGAGATATATATTTCCAATATCCGAATATGATTAAAGCAAATGACCAGGGCACGGCAGATCGTTTTAACTCATTCAATATTAATGAAGCTTTGATCATTAGCGGGGCAAACTTTGGCGTTGGTGATTTATCCATAACAGGTCAAGTTACTGTTGACCCGGTAAACAAGACGTTTGCTATTGAGTCAACACAAAATGTCTTGGATTATCAGAATTACCGAAAAATTAACGTGACTTCATTGCTGGTCACTGATCCTGTAAATGAGCAGCTTGATTTAGCGGGTTTGTATGATATTGATTCAATCACATATGCATCTAGTATCTATACAATTCATTTGAGAAATCCTGTAGCCACAAACACCAATTTTTCAAAAGTAACTGAGGTATTAACTTCCACAATATCGGCAAATCTAACTGCAAACACAGCAAACATCTTTTTAGATGGTGAATATGTTGTAACGGGTGTTGATACCGTTAATAAGCAGCTTACTTTAGCAACGCCTAGCGGTGTAAATTCCGATTGGAATAAGTTAGCAGACTTAGAAGATCAAAAAACCAGTACCGGCAATATTAAGCTTCGCGGAAGCCAGGATAACTGGATTGGTTGGTTTACAATTGCTTCACCAAAAGCGACAGGGCTTTTATTAAATTTCCAAGCATTAAATGGGATTTATCAAGGTTCAGACGCCAAATTTGTGGATATCTTTGTTGAATATCAACAGGTCGTTTCTGATAATCCGACCGGACCAGTATTTAACCAAACGATACGCTTAAATGGTAAAGCTAATAACCGTGACAGTGTTGGTGGATCGATGTGGATTAACTTGCCGTTTTCGGGCGCTGTTCGTTTCCGTGCAAGACGTGTTAATGATAATGGTGATGCTGTAGATTTATCTGATGAAGTTAAATTCTATACAGCTTACGCAATTCGCTATCTGTCTAAACTGGTGTATGACAACCGTGTAATAATACGACAACGTACCCAGGCAACACGTGCAGCTACTGCTGTTGATACACGGCAGACAAACTGTATTGCAGAGAGTCTAGTTTATTCATATCGCGGGGGTGTGCGTTCTGCTGATTTGATACCATCACGCAATATGGCTGATCTCATCATTGACCTGGCTTTGAATAAACTTATTGGCCGACGCACTTTAAATGAAATCAATACTGAAGAAATTTATCGTGTATTTGATGATGTGGTTGAATATTTTGGCTCTTCCAAGATGGCTGAATTTAACTACACATTAGACAATGCGAATCAGTCATTTGAAGAAATTTGCCGAATGATGGCGGGGGCATCCGGTTGTAATGAACGTCGTTTAAATAGAGCACTCTACTTTGATTTTGAAAGGGCAGATCGGCAACCAATATTGTTATTCAATCACCGTAATAAGAAAGCTAAATCTGAAGTTAGAACATATAACTTTAAGGTTGAGAATAATTATGATGGTGTCGAAATAACATATGTTGATAGCGAAGCAGGGTGGATTGAAAAGACTTTGAAAATCCCGAATGACCAAATCACGAACCCGAAAAAAATTGATGGATATGGAATTGCCTATAAAGAACAGGCTCATATCATCGGCTGGCGTGCCTGGAATAAACTGAAGTATCAGCGAGTCAATTGTAAGTTTGACTGCTTTGCTGAAGGTGAGCTAACAGAACGCGGGGACCCAATCATTGTTGTTGATGATACCCGTTTGTCACCTATTGCCCTGGGGGATGGTTCAATAACGTCTGGAGAAATTACAGCGTGGAATGGCTTAACAATTGAAATCAGCCAGCCGTGTACTTTGACAGCAGGTCATGATTATGTGATTCATCTACAAAAGAAAAGTGGTTTTACTGATCAGATACCAGTTAGCCAAGGCGCAAGTGAGTATGAGCTAATTTTGGCACGTCCACCGCTTGAAGCTTTAGTAACTGAAGGTGAGGTGAAAACAGTTTATTCAATCACTGTAGATGATCGTCAAGATGATGAATTGTTCCTGGTCTCAACTAAAAATCGAAATGGTGTTTTTGAAAACTCAATATCAGCAACAAATTCAGATGAGCGTTACTATCGAAATGATAAGGACATCATCAATAACCTTATTTAAATGAAATGAAATTAAAGCCCTGCATTATGCGGGGCTTTTTTTTGGAGAAAATTTTATGGCGATTATCACTGAAGAAAAGATGCAGAATCTTGACACTGATATTCAGCATGCGGGTGAATCTGTAAATGAAAAGAAGGTGATTATTCCGCGATATGGTGAACCATTTAAATCATTTCCTCTAGTTTCGAGTGAAGCGGAAGAAAATTTTCAAGCTGCTGCTGAAGAAGTTATAGAATCCGGCTTAATGGAGGGCTTTGCCACTGAAGCTGAGTTACTGGCAAGTAGACCAACCGTTCCCAAAAAATATGCAAAAGCAAATGATACAAAAATTGTTTGGTTTTGGAATAAGCCAGATGGTTCAGCGGATGGAAATTATTGGACGAGTACAGGTTTGAGTGAGCTATCTCAAGCCATGAGCTATATTGATCAAAAAGCTATTCTCGAAAGTGGTTCAAATATAGCTGTTCTTAAAGATGTAAATGGAAAAACTGTTTATTTAATTAAGAAAAATGGGAAGTTTTATATTGTTGGGCTTCCTAACGATATAGCTTCTTGTATTAATACGCTTAATAGTCTTATTTATACATCTAATTCTGGCAACTTAATTGAGAGTTTTGATCTAAATGGGCGACCATCGTTGACACAGAACAAGTTTGGCGATCTGATTTTGCCAAATATTGGAAATTTAACTCTTGCATTAAAAGCTTTAAAAAACGATATTTTGACTCAAAACTCAATTAATCTGCCTGCCGCTCACTTAAGTGGGAAATACGCAGATTATGTTTTAACTGAAGCAATGCCAGATTTCGAGCATACTGATTATTTGCTTAAAGCTTCAGATGTAAACACTCTGAATATTTTCCCTCATGTAGTGACAATGCTACGTATACCAGCTATCACCAGAATTGGGAAATCAAAGTATCTTTTATTCTTTGAAGCGCGAGAAAGTGTTGATGACTTTGGTAAGAATAGTCAAGGTGTGGCAACAATTACTGTAGATGAAGCAACAGGTGTAGCTTCAATATCAAACGTACAGTGTTTGCATGCCGCATTCACTGATTCAGAAAATAAGCTACGTACATTTATGAATGCTTGTGCAGTGAAGCTAGATAGTGGGCGAATTATTTGTTTATACGTACGCCGATATGGAACTACAGAGCATCAATTATATAAGCGCTATTCTGATGATGATGGTTTGACATGGTCAAACTATGAAGATATTACCAGCGTAAAGGGTTCTACCGGATGGAATCTGCTTTGCCCATGTTCACAGGGTTTAGTTAAACAATATGGGCAACATAAAGGCCGAATTGTTTTTCCCCTTTGGACTTCTGGTACTGCTTATTCAGTAATCGCATTTAGAGCGGGCTATATATATTCAGATGACAATGGCTCTACATGGCATCTCGGAGAGTTTGCTGACTTTTCTACGGCTAATGAAGTTCAATGTGCTGAAGATTTAAACGGAGATATGTTGTTTAGTATTCGCTTAGAAAGTGCAAACCCACCTAAAATTCTTGCAAGACATTCAGATTTAACAAAGAAATATACGATGTTGCAGACCAACAAGCCGCTAACTTCAGCAATCGTCATGTCTGGATTGATTCAAGGTGAAAACAAGTACGATAAAACAGCAAATAAATTTCAGTTAACTGCATGTCGAACCATGAGTCGGCAAGAGCTTTTAATTCATACATCTTACGATGGTGGAGAAAACTGGCGAACCTATTTACTTCCATCAACTATTGGTACAGCGGTCGCTTACTCATGTATAGAGAATATTTCAGCAAGCAAGAAGTTTTTGATGTGGGAGGCGGATGGGGCCGTAAACTTTAAATATTCTGTAGTGGCATTATCAAATTTAGTAAATGAGGTTCAGTAATATGGCAACTTTAGTGCTTAAGTCATCAAATGCATTGGATGCATCTGTAGAAGCTCTTGAATTTACATTATATAAGCAACGTGTACTTGCAGATGGCGGAATTATTGCAAACGAAGCTGCTGTAAAAGCCGCTTTTCAATATTGTTTTGATAACAATTTAACAGAGAGTGAAGTTTTTTCAGCAACAAGTGCAAATTGGGGTGTAAAGCTTGAAGCAGGAAAGCCGAAAAAGCTATATACACTTTTCGGGGAGGCTGGTGATATTGATGTTACGGTTGGAACCCCTGCATCTATCAATTACAACACAACAGCATTTAGTGTCCCAGTAATTGAACTAAAAGCCTCATCAAGTAATGGTTTAAAATCACTGGGAACGGCAAACAATGTTAAATCCTCTGGTCTGTGTATTATTGCTAGAGCTCCAATTCTTGCAAGCGGTAGTGCGTATGGTACGGTAGGAACGTTTGCATTGGGTGAGTTATCAAACTTAACACCATCTGTATCAGCCGGAGAAACGCTTGATAAGCGTATGAACACAGAGTTTTATATTCGTAGTGCAAATACTGAGATTGCTAATACATGGCGTTATTTGGCTTATGGTTATGGTTCTCAGGGCAATATCGAAACAACAGCGGCTGAGCTTTCAGATGCATCGGTTTGGAATAGAACGTCAACTTATTTACAAGCGGGTTTAATGCAGCTTTATAAAGATGGGGGCGTGCTGAAACAGGATACGACAGTATTAGAGAAAACTTGGATCAATGATTTATATTTTAATATCGGTCGATCAAGAAATGCGGGTGTTACTAATTTAGACTATGCGTCTCCGTTTTACGGTTATATTGCTGAAGCATGGTGTCTTGTAAATACAACAGCCGAAAAGATGCGTGTATTATCTTTAAGGTCTTCACAAATATATGCAAACATTTAGAAAGTGATTTTTTCTTTTGCTTCTTGGTTAATAAGAAATTGTTAACCCTGAGAATTACAATCAAAATATAGAAAGCCCTAACTCCAGTTTAGGGCTTTTTTATTGCCAGTTTCTGGAGAAATGTGTATGGCAGAACCAGCAACATCAACAAGCACAGCAACTTATGGTCTAGTAACAAATTTAGCAGGGGGTGGGATGGTTTTATATGGCGGTCTTTCTACAACTGAATGGATGGCTGTAGTTGGGGGAATCTGTGCCTTTGCAGGTTTGATAATTCAGTTGTGGTCCGCTTATCGAAAAGATCAGCGAGATGAAGAGTTACATAAAAAATTGATGGGTGAAGATAGTCATGACAAACAAGACTAAACTTTTCGTAATTGGTTCAACTATAGCCGCCTCAATGGGCGGTTTTTTTATTTTTGGGCCTAGTGATCAGCAAGTCCAGGCTACGGCCGCAAAAGAAGGTTATACAGCTAAACCGACTATCCCAGTGAAGGGTGACCGTCCGACTATTGGAAATGGCACAACATTTTATCCAAATGGCCGTGCTGTAACCATGAGTGACCCGGCTATTACTCAAAAGCAAGCTTTTGAGTATTTGAAATTCACAATGAATAAGGATGCTCGAGCATTCAATAAGACATTGCTGAATATTCCAATTTCACAAGCTGAATATGACCTTTATCTAGATTTTACTTATCAATATGGAATTGGTGCCTGGTCTAGCTCATCCATGCTGAAAAATCTAAAAATTGGAAAATATAAAACCGCTTGTGAATCGTTATTGAAATGGAAATACGTTGCAAAGCGTGATTGTTCAATCCGTTCCAATGGTTGTTATGGGGTTTGGGTTCGCCAGGAAGAGCGCTATCAAAAATGCATGGGGGCTAATTCATGACTTGGATTTTAAAAAATAAGCGATGGTCCTTGATCATCGTTTTGTCAATTCTGTACCTAGTTCAAATAGCGTACACAAACTACTTGTCAGGCAAAATAAATCAAGCAGATCAGCAATGCTTGGCGCAAATACAAGATATTGAACGTAAGCAAGTAAAAGCCCTTGCTGAGGCACAAAACGAATTTAACCAAGTGAGCGCAGACTATGAAAAGCTTAAGTCAGAACAACGTACAAAAGTCGAGTATGTTGAACGTGAAGTGCAAAAGATCATTGAGCGTCCTGTTTATCTCAATCGCTGTATTGATTCTGACGGGGTGTACCAGATCAACAGTCTTATTGAAGCCGAACGTACCAGCTAATTTAATGCAACCATGTGAGCGATTTAATAAGCTTGAAGATGGGACGGGTAAAGTTATCACTCCGTGGATTATTGATACTTTAGCTAAAGGGAATGAGTGTTCAGCTAAGGTGGATGCTTGGATAGAAATAGGAAAAGCCCTCAGGTGAGGGCTTCTTAAATTTATTTATAAACATTATTTGTTCAAAAAAATTGTTAAAAAAATATAAATAGCATATGTCATGATTCCCGCTATGAAAGTAATAAATTGAAGTCTGCTGAAAATACTTGCTTGTTTTCCAGATCTTTCCATTTCATCAAAAAGTTTATTTTTCTCATCAGTTGAATCTTTCCACTTTGCTATTTGAAGTAAAAGACTATTTTGATTCGTTGCATCAATTTTTTTCACAAGATGGCTATAGCCAAATACAAAGCTGAGAGCTAATAAACATAAAGCATATATTGGGAAATATATTAATTCATTCCACTTATCATCCTTAACTTCAGCCAATATATAAGCAATTGAAGCGGTAGATGCTGTTATTAACATGAATGAAACTTTTTCAGATAATCCCAAAACATGTTTACTAAGTTGGCGAATTCAAACATGAGGTGCGACAGTTTGAAAAGTCTTATGATAATCAACAAGCTGAGCAAATTTCTCTAATGGTGTAAGCCAATCTAACGCTTTTCTAGGACGAGTATTCAGTGACATGGCAACTTGATTTAAATAATGCTGATCTGCCTGATTTAAATCAATCCCTTTAGGTAAATATTGCCTAATTAAACCATTCATATTTTCGCATGTGCCTTTTTGCCAGGGTGAATGTGGGTCACAGAAATATACATCTATGCCTAAATCTTCTTCAAGTATTTTATGTTCTGCCATCTCGCGTCCACGGTCATAGGTCAACGTTTTACGCAGTTCTGCAGGTAAATATTTCAGAGCTTCAGT